AAGCCATGTCCTCGATATGTTTATTGATACGATCGGTGGTCTTGTACAAGTCCTCCAACATCATGTACTGCTCGCTATCTGCGGGCAGTGATCCCATCTGACCACGTGGCCACTTGATTCTAAATTCTGTATTCTGTTCAACATCCTGCTCCATTATCTTGATCTTGGTGTCTGCAATATTCAAACGTTCAACCATCTGAAAATAACCCATCGTGCCTAACGCTACAATAATTATTAACGAGGCTACCGTCTTCATTGGCATCTGCACAGCAGCAGATTCAGATATTGTCAAGGGTTTCTTACTCATTATGCTCCATTAAATAAATCTTCTGGGGAGACTTTCTTTTTCTTTTTTCTACCCATGTACCAATCACCAGGTTCATAGTTCCATTTTTTTCCATGATGACCTCTAATATCTGCCCACCACATTCTTAGTTTTACAATCCATTTAAAAAATTTACTTGGTCTAGCCATCATTTACCTTTGGTTTTGGTATCGGAATTATATAATCTTTTGGATCGACTTGCAATGGTTGAGGTGGTCTTACAAAGATAGCAAGTAGACATAACAAAATTATTAGTATTGCTGTGAACCTGTAGTCCATAACAACCTCCAATCATTATTGCTTTTTCGGTGTAAATAAAGCCTTAATTTTTTCCCATATTCTACAACAAATATTTTTACATTTATTAATCATGTTTTTTCTCCTCAATTTCGTAGAAGAAATCATCTGTATCTGACGTCTGCCATTTACCAGTATCTTCTACATTCCACTCGTTAGTTTGCACTTTCCATTTAGGAATCTCATCTTTCACGGTGAAAGAAGGTAAATTCCAGATTATTCTGTTGTTGGGCTGTGCTGCATAATTGCCATCATCTAGGGCCATTATGTGAGCGCACTTGTGTTCGTGCGGTATTTCTGAGTGTTCAGTGTCAAGTATATTACTTTCTGGATGTGCAAAGTCAACCGTAAATAAATATTTACCGTGATGCCATTTTTTATCTTTGCCTATATATTTGCCTGATGTGCCTTGTATTATATCCCAAGAAGTAACAGCAGGATAGTAGCTAAAACAATTCCAGAGCTGAAGTTCATCAAGTCTTCGTGTGGGTACATCTTTGGGTTCAAATCCTCTTTGAATAAACGCTGTAATAGGTAGTCTATAAAAGATCGCACCATTTTCCATAATAGCATGGAATAAAAGAGCGCTACCTGCAATAGAGCTAACACCAAAGATAATACAGTCTTCAACTTCTCCATGATGTTTCTTGCAATCATAAAGATACTCTCTTCTTATTTGAGCATAAGTTGCTGGTATATTTGAGTTTAAGTATGCCATAATAAAACCTCATTTTATCTCTCCCCAGTTTTTACCGGACTCATAGTCTACCTTGTTTGGTATCTCTAAGTCAACTGCGTTTTCCATAATATCTTTTATCTTTGCAGCTTCGAGAGGATTAATAACTGATATATCAAGTTCATCATGTATTTGTATATGCGGTGTAATACCCTCTTTGTGTAATTCTATCATTGATTTTTTAGTCATGTCAGCAGCTGATCCTTGTATTAATCTATTTAAAGCTTTGTAGGTATAAGCACGCTTGATACTTGCTCCATATTCCTGCCTTGCTTGATCGAAGGGTAAAGCTTTGTGCACACCAAAATGATTTGGCTCCCACAGATGAAACCTACATAATCTACCTAATAGTGTACGAATCTGACCACGTTGTTGTGCTCTGTTAGATACAGAGTTCATCAAAGTTTTTACAAACGGAACTCTATCGTGATAAATTTTAAATAGTTCTTCAGCTTTATCTTTCGATACTCCTAACTCTGCCTGTAGCTTTGCTTTACCCATGCCATAAAATAATCCAAGATTAATTGTTTTTGCTTGTAATCTTGGTATATCCGCCATCTTTGCAACAATAGTGTGAAAGTCTGCATCACCATCCTCATAAGAATCTTTAACACCAAAGACACTTGTGTCTTGATCAAGGGATGCGTAGTGAACTACAAGTCTTGGTTCTTGTTGACTATAGTCAAAGCATCCCCACTCGCAACCAGACTCAGGTATAAAGAGGGATCGGATCAATGGACCTAAGTCTTTGTTACGAGAAGGAATCTGTTGTAAATTAGGATTAGAATAACTGAACCTACCAGTGACGGTGCCTCCAGTATCTGATCTAATTTGATTAATATCTGCATGTATTCTACCATTATGTTCGTGTTTAATTATGGTATCTATAAATGTTGTATGTGCCTTGTTTATTTCTCTAGCTTTTGATATACATTGTACCAAAGGATGTTTATGTGTAGAGAGAAAGTTTTTTGTAAATGAGGGAGCCTGCGTTTTTAAAGTTCGTTCGTATGGTAAATTTAATTTATCAAAAACTTTGGCGATTGATCTTGCAGCCCATATTTGAGTATCTATTCCTGTTTCTTTTTCTACTTTTGACAGGAGCTCTTTTTCTTCTGATGCTAATTGCTTCTTCATTGTATGAGCTTTTTCAACGTCCACTCTCACCCCAAGAAATCTCATATCGACCAGACAAGGAAATAGATCTGTCTCAAGATTAAATATTGATTCTAGATCTTGATCTAATATTTCTTTTTGCATAACTTTCCATAAACCTAAAGTCAACTCTGCGTCTCGTTCAGCATAATTACCAACATACATAGCAGGTAATTTCCACATGTCAGCTTTTGGATCAACACCCCATTCTTTTGCAGCGTTAGTTAGTTCTGTCTCATTTTTACCGTGACCTAAATAATCCCAACCTAAAGATCCAAGATCATATCTAAATCTATTTTCGTTTACCAAAGATGCAGCTATCATGGTGTCTACAATCTGTCCGTTGATTTGTATGCCCATAGATCTAATCCAGCAAACATCATACATTGCATTGTGAAAAATTTTTGTTGAAGCTGTTTTACAAATATCTGTAAACCATTGAATTACTTTACTTTTTTCTAGGTTACCACCACCCTCGTGATCAAACGGAAAGTACCCTGAATAGCCATCTGTTGCAACTGCGATACCTACAACTTTACCTTTACCAACGACAGAACCTGATCCCATAGTTTTTAGTTCTGGATCATGCGTTTCCAAGTCTATTGCAATCTCATCACAGAACCTTAAATCTGGAAACTCTGTAGGTTTAACCCATTCTGTTTGTGCACTAAATATCATGAGTAGTCTCTTTCTAATATCATTTCTAAATAATGTATTGCTTTTTTTATATCTTCTTCTTTCCCTTTCGACTGATGTCTACAGATGTACTTTATAGCATTCCCTTCTGCAAAAAGCAACTTGTTCTCATTTATAAACTCTGCCGGTTGAATCTTCATAGATGAATAATGTTTACCACCTACCTGCTCTTGTAATGATTTATATACTGAACCTTTAAATATTTCTTTGTTAGTCATTTAACTCCTCTCTTACGTATCTTTTTAATTCACTATCTTGTATATTATCAGGTATTTCATTCTTGTAAAATATCCTGTAGCTGTCGCTACCATACTTACCGATACCAAATAATTCTGTTGCGTCTTCGCCGTCCCAACCGAGATAGTCTTGTGACATCCTCCACAGCCTGTTAGCCCTGACGTGTTTCATACCTAAATCTTTCAGCATCTCTGCTATCTTGTCTTTGTTCGATTGTAATAAGTGTATCGCTGTTGGAAACTCTTCAAAGAACGCTGGCAACATTTTTTTAACTTTTTCACGTCTTGTTTTATTCAAACAGATAACACCAACCATGTGTTGCCATATACTTTTTACTTGTTGCTGCACCATAAGATCATGTCTCATAATTTAAACTCCTTAGATTTATTTTGCGATTTAATTAAGTACAAATTTTTCATACTTCTCGTTATACCCACATACCAAACTCTGTACTCTTCATCTTGTTTGGTCATAGATTTTTTTGCACCTTTTAATGTGTTTGATGTGTGATTTAAAAATAATACCACATTCGTTGCTTCACCACCTTTAGCTCCATGTATTGTTGATACTTTTATTCTTGCATCCTTCGTTGGATCCTCCCCATTCAATAGTAATAATTTCATGTAAGTTATTTGACTCTCTGGTAATTTATCAAATGCATCATACCATTTAAGAGATAGATTCATTGCTCCTTTCATTCTTTCTTTTATTCTTTGTATTTGAATATCTGGTATAGTTATTTTCTTTTGTAATGAAGACCAGTGTTGAATATCTTCGTACAAACTTTTACCAATACTATTACCTTGTGCCGTATTAAAAAATAATCCTTTCTTTTTTAAATATGTTGGCACAGATTTTAATAATGATTTAGTTCTGGTTAATATTAACCAATCACCTGTTGACATATCTATGTCAGATAATCTATATTTTTCTAAAATCTCTCCAGTTTCAGACTTTGGAAAATACTCTTTGTCAATCCTATTATCTTCTATTCTAGTGATGACATTTAGTGCAACTTCTTGTATAATACTTGGCACTCTTTCTGATTGTTTTAGTGGTATCTCTTTTGCATTATAATTTATAAATGAATCCACGTCAGCACCAGCCCAACCAAATATCGCTTGATCATCATCACCTGCAACCCACACATCACAATTAGTGTCTTTCTCTATTTTATTTATCATGGCCCATTGTATCAAAGATAAATCTTGTGCCTCATCGATAAAAATAACATCAAAGTCTGGTGTAACATCTTTATCTAAAAATTTTTGTATCATGTCAGTAAAGTCAATTAAACCATATACATCTTTGTAACTTTTAATTTCTTTTTCAATGGCATCTAATTTGTCTCTTTCTATTCTTGATAAATGTTCATTTAGATCAAATTGATCCATTACAGATGTTTGTCTAACTCTAGCTAAATTTATTAAACTTAAATATTCACTATCTGATGAGAATATGCCATTCCAATTATTTATTTCGTACGAAGCATATTTAATTTGTATACCACAGGTTTCACCAATAACCTTGTAATTTAAATCTTGCATAACATTTTCTTCTTTGAGTCCTAGAGTATTAAAAGCTAGAGAGTGTAATGTTTGAAAATATTTAATATCTTTTTTAGTAAGTTCTGTTTTAACTTTTAAAAATCTATCTCTTGCTTCACCTGCAGCTTTTCTTGTAAATGCAAAATAACCTATCTTTTTTAGCGACACACCTTTATCTACATATCTTTGTACTTCATTTAATAACCTTCTAGTCTTACCTGTTCCTGGTGGTCCTACTACCTTGTATCTCATTAATAATTACTCTTCTTTCTATCAACTGGTTTATATTCTATTTTATCTATGTGTAGTTGTTTTACTCTACATACTTTCATTGTTTTGCCATCTACATTAAGAGAATGATTAAACTCTACCTCACATTTATCTTTTAATTTTTGTGCGATACGCTCTTCCGGTATTTTCCAACTTGCACCTAAATGATCTATGAAAGATGTAAATTTAAAATAGTGATGGCCATCCTCTGTTAAACAAGACCCACTATTTATTTGAATTCTATTTTTAGCTCTTGGCCCATTTACACAATATTGATATAGTTCTTCTTCTAATCTATCTTCTATTTGAGTTCCTTTTGGTGGTGTTATCTTAACAGAATTTTTTCTAAACTCTGTTAGTTTAGCTCTAAAGTCTTTTGGTTTTAGTGGCTCATGATAGATACCTGTCTGCTCCCATATCAAATCAAGTAGCTCTGTTTGCTTTGTTATTAGTCGCCTGTTGCTTGCTACAACACCAGCTTTAGTTCCATCTGGTAAAGCTACATTAAATCTATATTCTGGTTCTGCATACATAATAATCTCAAAGTCTGTAATATCTGGAAACATTGTAATACTATCTGACTTAACACCAAAAGGTCTAGAGTAACAAAGACTACGCATACACTTACTATGTATTGGATCTTCATAACAAGTGTGACCTGCAGTATCTTTTTTCCACGCAGCTATTTTTGAATCTAGTTTTGATTTATCCCAAGGTGTCTCAAGATAATTATAGTTTGCATTTGCAACACTGTCAGGCCACTTGTCTTTATATTTCTTTTTAGCAAACACCATATAATTGTACATAAATCTGTCTCTGCCATCATCTAATTTTCTTTTAGAGCAAAGAGCTAGACACGGTGGACCATCCTCAAACTCTTCGTTTGTGCCAACCAAAATATTTTTATAAGTTTGATCAACTAGTTTATCTAGTTCTTGTTTACCAATTCTGCTTTGCTCTGCTGCTTGTAAAAATTTATCTATATTTAATTTATTATTATCTTTATCAACTGCATATCTGTTAGTGTTGCCATTGTTAAAATATGGTAGGTTTATAAAGTTACCTGGTTTTATCTCTCCTTTATCATCTTCTTTCAATTCTTTCTGTTTAGGAAAAACCTCTGTGTCAGGATCTAATCCAAGAGGCAGTAAAAAAGATTTCAAAGCCGAGATTAGATCGACAGTCGGTATTGGTTCTTTTAAAAACAAATAACAATGTAGCCCTCCGCTTTTAGATAATAATGGTATTAGTGGTAATTTATATTGTTGAAATAATGCTAGATAATTTTCTATTTTAAATGTTGAATAGTTCTTTGGATCAATATCTATGCAACCAAACTCTGCAGTTTTATCTAGTCTACATGGTTGTATACCAATAGATATTTTACCCTCTATGTGATCTTTATAATCACCTTGTGTGATTGGTCTACCAGCCCATTCGTAATTAGGTTTAAGTTTATTTTTTTCTGTATCTAATTGAGCGGAAGACATATCCGCGATACCAAAATCGCCTTGGTAACCTGTGAATAATTTTATAAACTCATCAACCATAAGATCCCGGGTCGGAGCGGCTCCACTCTCGCTTTGCCGCCCCTATCTCCTCAAAAGAGGTAGAATTAGTAGTTAGAGTCCTGTCCGTTAGACTCTGATTTTGCCTGACTATTTTTTAACGAGTTATGGAAGTCTTTTGCCATTTGGTATACTCCAGCGTCATCCACTTTTTTCACCAAATTAATATTATATCCATGCCAAGTAAAACTACCAGAGTTCTCTACCGAGTTTAGTTTGTACACTCTAGAAAACATTGGTGCCGGTACAGCTTTGCCAGTTTTTGGATCGTTTTCAAACTGATCTTCCATCAGTGA